CTACAAACAACCGTCCCAATGTTACCCTAGGTTTATTTTTCATAACATTAAACAATCAAATGCTCGCTATCCCAAAGCTCTAATGTTTCCGCTCGCGTGTCTCCAGATACAATGTTATGACAGTTAGGACACATTGCATACCAACCGTAATTAGTATCTCTGTTACTGCCGATATATGGAGTAGGCTTGACGGTGTTATCACCAACCTTCTTACACTCGTCACGCATACAGTATGTAAACTCTTCGGCTGGCCACGTTTGCGTGGTTAGCTTGTTCCAAAGCTTCCCCATTTGTTTTATGCCAACCTTTGAGCGGTTGTTTATAAGAAGGTTACAGGTTGGACACTCTACAGAACAATCTTGACCGTTGTTTTCCACAAGTAAAACAGGGTCTTTTTTACAGAGTGGACACTCCAACAGCCAACGCTTTCCTGTATATGTACCATCAGAAATTTCTTCTATTATTTCCCAAGGTGCATCTATGTCTGTTATCATTTGTAGTATTCCTCCGCTTTCTTCAGCACCGTAACGATGTCATTGGGGATGAGTTGTTCGTCGAACATACCCATTGGGGTCTTGGCTGACGTAACCCCATCCGTGTTAGTCTGGAAGAAGTATTCCATCTCCTCGGTCTTCTCGTTCTTGCGTACCTCGGTGAACAGCACCATGAGAAACTCCTTCTCTATCGCGCCTTCGTGAACTTTACCTTGCACCTTGACCCTGCGGTGCGAGGACTCGCCGCCTGTAATCTGCGGAATCTTCACGATGTCGTCTACGGCGGTGAAAATAATTGTAGCCTTATCGTTCTTGATGGAGTCTAACATATTACGGATAGTCCTGTTGTAGAACGACCAGATATCGTAGCCCTTGAACGAGTTGGTAGCCAACGTGTGAACCTGTTCCACGTACTTGGTGAACGACTCGACCACTATGGTCTCGCAGTCATCTTTCTTTAGAACCTTTTCAAGTTCCCTAGGGAAAGCGTTGGCGTTCTCCACGGGAATGATGTTGAACCTACTAGCCTTGGGAAAAGGAAATCCCTTACGCTCCAAGTCTAGAATGTAGGTTGTCTTCGGGTCTAGGTTACGCAACGCTGTACTCTTACCGCTGCCGCTGTGACCTACGATTGCTATTAGTGGTTTATACATTTTCTTTTTCTTCTTCCGTTTTTGTTCCTGTTGTTATTTCTATCTTAGTCTCTGGTTCAATGACACCGTAGAAGGTGTCGAATTCTAACTGTTCTTCGTTAGGCCATTGGTCACGCAGTAGCATAAGCCCAATGAGTCCGTAGTTTGCTATGTCCTTGAAGGTATCCTCCAACGATTCGTTCTTGGGAGACTCCTCCTTGTCCATCAACAAGTTTGCGAGTCGTTCTACCTTGTCGTACAAGCGTACGCTAAGACCCTTGACCCCAAACCGGCTAATGTTTCCCGGCCCGTAGTCTTTCTGCTTTGCATCCAGCAGGCTAACACACTCCGCTGCCAAGAATAGCGCACGCTTGCCTGCAAGGGTGTCAAGTTGTATTTTCATGTGTCGAGGTTTGCACCAATTGACTCTAAGCGATCACTGACCTCTTCTAAGACGTTAGCCACAGTCTGTACAGAATTGTCAATTGCAGCTACCCTCCCCACTAATACAGACATATTCTGTATAGACTTATCTATTGCGGTTAGCTTACTTCCAAGCATATCTGCTGCTGCAAGTATCGCTGAGGCCTGACTAACAGAGTCAGCAGACAAAATGCCTGTCATCTCGTTATCCTGTAGCGTAGCTTCAAGAGTCTTGTTGAGAGACTCCATAGCTGCCGTGTATCGTAGCATGGTAAAGTTATCCATGCCGTCTAAGTAGGCGTCGCGCCTAGCTCTTAGTGTTTTTTCTGTTACTTCCATGTTCTTTTTGTTCTCTCTCCAAATCTTCTAGTCTTTCTTCCAGTTCGTGTATCCTGCCCCACGCAAAAGCCAGCGACCTATACGCTGTTTCGTGTTCTACCTCCAATTTATGGTTCAGGTATACCACTTGATCTACTGCGCTCGTGTAATTACATAGATGTATCATAGCTGAAACTGTAGGGGATCGTAGACCTTGCGTACGTAGTCCATGTTGACGATGGATTCTCTATCGTTGCCTGAGTTCGCCGTGCATAGCGCCGTGAACGAGCAGAGACCAAAGCGAGTCTCGCAACAGGCGAAGTTGCTAAGGAAGATATCCTCGCCGCCTTTCTCGTCCCATGTCTCGAAGTAAGACTCAAGCTTGTGTGTTATCCTATTGACAAGGTCATCTATGTAGGCTTGGAATTTAGCCAGCCTATCCTTGCTGAACTCGAATATCTCGCTACGCTCAAACTTGTTCTTGTTGGAGCGACCAAGGAACAGACCGTTAATCATACAGCCTACATCCTCGTCTGGGAATAGTCTATGCCAGATGAGGTTGTAGAACATTAGCTGGGGTGAGACCTTGTAGGACGCGAAGTAGGCAGCGGGACTATAGGCTGCCGTGGATTTGTGGTCTACGATAACGGGACGACCAAAGTAGGTTCCGACAAAGTCTATTGTGCCACAAAAAAGTATGTCCAGCTCTGGCGTTTGTAAGTACGGGTAGGCGAAGCGCATTTCCAGCAGGGGGTCGGGGTCTTTGCGTACCTCCAACCCTGTATCCTGCTTGAAGTATTGGTTGAGCAGGTTGACTAGATGAGCTAAGTCACGGAAGTCCTTGTCGGGTACAAGCACATCTGCGTAGTGGTCTATCGCTGCGTTGACAGCTTTCTCCTCGTCACCATCTGCGTAGTACGACTCCAAGGCTTTGTGTACTGCCGTGCCGTACTCCATCTTATGATTCGAGTTCCGTTTGCGTAGGCCACGGCATAACATATACCATAGTCTACGTTCGCAAGCTGACTCCTTTATTAAGGATGCGTCTATCTTTATGATGAGCTTGCCCTCTTCAGTTTTTTCTAGGTTAAGTAATTCCATAGGTTTTCTTCAGTAGTTTTGCTTTATCTAACAGCGTTGGTTTCTCCTTTGGCACACGTTTCTTTCGTGCCGTCTTCGGCTTGGCTAACTCTACCTTCGGCTCGGTTAGCTTTAAGTAACTGTCGAAATGTTGGAGTAGTTCCTCATCCGACATGGACTCTAGTTGTTCTACCGTGCAGTCTAGTAGTTCCTCAATGGTCATTTAGATCTATGATAATGAGGGCTATAAATAGCAGGGTAAAAAATATAGAGGCTGCGGCTATGACTATCAGCGGCATCATCTTACGACACTAAGCGTGTCCTTGGCCGTGTCGAACTCGAAGTCTACAAGTTTCTGCTGTTCTTCCAGCCACTTGATGTCTTCGTGCTTTACTATAATACGATCTCGCTTAAAGGTATCCATTTCCTTTGCGTCCTGTAACCAAGCAAGCAGTTCTGCCTTCCAGACTTTAGAGTCTGCAAATTCATACTGTAGTTCCTTGGCGTTAATCTGATTGCGTAGTGTGTCCTTGAAGTAAATCAAGACACCCGTGTCTGTCTTACGGAACGCAACCTGAGTGCGTAGCTCTGCATAGATTGGCCCGTATTCTGTGGAGTTGTCAACGAGAAACTTTAGACCATCGGTTAACTTTACATAGAGAGTGTTAACCGTGTAGCCTGTTTCCTCAGCAGTAACTAGAATATCCGACTTGCCATCGAGTAGCTTATCTATGATAGGCTTGATCTTGTGAGCATTAGTTGGACTGTATGTTGACCGTCTGGCAGAACCCTTTGAGCGCATCTTACGCAAAAGTTCTGAGTGATTCTGTAAACTTGTATTGTTATCCATAGAAATTAAAAAAGATAGCGTAGTGTTTCACCAAAGTATAAACGCTAGTAATTACTCTGTTCGTGGGTCTCCCACGACACCATGCTACGCTACCTTTGTGTTTGGATGGCCTACACTAGGCAGCCATCAGTTCCTCCATACGAGCAATGTATTCTTTACCCTGCTCAATTTCGCCAGCGGCAAAAGCTGCCTTGGCCCTCTTGAAGAGCTTGCCGGGAGTCTCCCCTCCGCCGCTCTCTGGAGTCCACTTGTCAGCATCCTCCTTGGTGTAGATTACCAAGTCAGGGTACTTCTCAGTCAACTCGGCCCTCAGTTCTTCAGTCGTTTTGCCGTTAGGCTTCAACGAGTTCTTTACCGTAGACCTTATCCGTGCGCTGATCTGCTGATTCAGTAGACCAAGCGTTTTCTCTTCTCCATACCTAGAGACTACGTCAGACGTAGCTTTGAACTCTGGTACGTTAAACTTGAAGTCTTTCCAATCACCAGACTGGAAATGCTCCACCTCGTAGGTTGTATCTATCGTTTGCATTGTATTATCTATCTACTAGTTTCGCGCCGTGTAACTGTTAGCGCAAATTTTTATCTGTGTTAAGAGGGAAAAAATCTTAACGATTACTATAGAGCAGGAATCGTGCCAACTCAGTTAACAGTTAAAAGTTTTTTTCTTAGCCTATAGGCTCTAAGGAATTTCCTTACAGGGAAAGACACGTTTACTTTAACTTTGGGCTGTAACAGGTCTGCTTATAGACCAAGTCGGAGCGAGTTGCACAAGATGCACAGTACACAAGGATTCCGTTTTGACCTGCATCATTACCAATCGCTACATTATAGTTACCAGTTGTAAGTCATGCTAGGGTTGTAACCAATCGCTACGTTATGTGTACCTGTGGTTAGTGGTCTCCCTGCCAATGAAAGTCTAGGCTGTCCGGGCCTAGGACTTTATATTGCTTGGCCAGTCGGAGTAGCTCACGGACGTTGCCTGCCAGTATGGTGGGGTTTGCCCAAGAGCTATCTTTCGCCGCGTCATACAGCAACTTGATGAGGTCTTCGTACTCTGGCTCAGTCAGGGTGTCCTTGAGGATAAGCCTTGCGTCGTCCATACGCTGCCTCAATGGCTTTAACTTTAACCTGAAGGCGGCTATCCTTTGGTATAAGTCGTTACGAAACTGAGAGTCTATGCTGTTCGTGGCAAAGATAAACCTACCTGTGAACTCTGTGTCCTCGTTCTCTCCTATCCTACGAAACCTGCGTGTCTCTACAAGACGGAGGAGTAGAACCTGCAGAGAAGGGGATATCTCCCCGATCTCATCGAGGAACAACGTACCCTTGGCAGCGGCTATCAGTAGCCCCATACGATTGCTTACGGCTCCGCTGTAGCTTCCCCGTACATGGCCGAAGAGTTCCGCCTGTATCATGGAGTCAGGGATGGACGCTAGGTTAAGCGCAATGAATCTACCATCCCGTCTACCATGTAGCCTACGCGCAACAAGCTCCTTACCCGTACCGCTCTCGCCTGTGATTAGGACAGCATCGTCTAGCGGCGCAAGTTTATCGGCTTGCTTTAGCATACGAATACAATCCTCGTCTTGTGTCAGGAACTCGTACTCTTTTGGAACCTCGTATGCTTTGAGTAGCTTAGCGGCTGCTTCCCTTAAGTCTACGTCAGGCATCTCTGTCCACCTCCTTGAACTTTCTCTTGACTAGCTTCTTGAAGGACTTCTCTATACTCTCGACGGTAGTAAGACCAGAGACATCATACCAGAACACTAGCTCAGAACTGTCCTGTTGTATCATAACTTCGGAGTCCTCGAGAGTACCCATTAGGATCTGCGTACCGTAGCCACCGGCCTCGTAGTAACCGTACTGTAGTCTGACCTTGTCGGACTCTAGTTCTTGGAGGTGGAATAGGAATCGGCGCATCATAAACGTAGCGCACATGGAGATACACAGCCTATCTGCGTCGATCATTTCTTGGAAGTCCTTGATCTTAACGTAGGTTGCGTGTGCTTCTCCGCTACCCCGACAGGGAAAGACTGCGATGACTTCGCAACCGTAGCCCAAAGACTCCAAGCGGTCTACCGCCTTGTATATCAAGGCTCCCCTATGGAAGTAACACTCCTCTGGTATACCGTTATGATTCCAACAGTTCACGTAGATCGTGAGCAGACGCTTGCCTGCAGCTATTATCGTGTCGGTTTCCTCTTCCTCTAGGAAGTGTTCGGGGCTGGCGTCTGTCGTTGCTGCCTCTATGTTTACTATACCACCTGCTATGGTGGGTACGTACTCGGTGAGGTACTGTTCGAGCGGGGCTATAGACTCCATGATGGTGTCGTCTAGCTCAGTTTTCTCCAGCCTGTTGAGACCCCAGCCTCCAGCGTCGAGCAAGAATACAGCCTCCGTCCATGACTTCGTACCGTACCAATCGTCGTTGTCTACGTCCTTATGACTGGCGTAGCTTCGTAGCTTTTTGATGTCGCTACGCTTCGGGTCTTTGTCTAGGGCAGAGCGGAACTCTTCCCATGAGTATATGGTTTTGTGTGCTATTTTCATGTTTCTTAGAATGGAGTTTTCTCGTCGTCGTTGTCTAGGATAGTCTTGATGTCGTCGGGTACAGTAGAGGACTTGTCGGCCTCTTCCTTCTTAGGAGCTATCGGCTTACGCTTCTCGCTGTAGACTTCGAGCAGCCTACGGCGTTGCTCTCCCTTGACTGACCTGAATACCGTAGCGTCCAAGGCATCGAACTCATCCCAACCTGCCTTGGACATTAGGTTAATGCACTGGCGTAGGTTACGAGTGGCAAAGATTACCCGTATCTTGTTGGCCTCGGCGTACTCTCGCATCGCTTGGAACCGTTCGATAAACTTATAGAACTGAGTCTCGGTTATCTTTGGCTCATCGACTACCTTATACAGGGAGAGAGTCCACAGCTTCTCTGCATTCTTATCGTACGGCCACTCGACACATACGAACTCGTTAAGGAGGGCTACGTCTAAGGCGTTGCGGCCTACGTACTCACGGTCTGGCCCTAGCCCCCAGGTATTTGCGGTACACATAAGGTGGCACTTGGGGTTGACTTCCTGCATACCGTACGGCATATAGATATGACCGGAGAGTATGCCCTTGATAATCATAAGCACATTCGAGTTGCCGTTGTCTATCTCGTCGATCACGGCTAGTCCACCTTCTTGGATTATCTTGGTGAACACACCGGGAACGTAGTTGCCCGTGGCATTGTTGAAGCCTATCAAGTCGTGGGTTGCCGTCTGCTTGTTGACTGCGCGTATGGCGTAGTGCTTTGCATCCAAGGCTTTCTTGACTGCGTGAGTTACCCTAGTCTTGCCGCTGCCCGTAGGCCCAATAATCATTGCGGGTTCTCCAGACCCCATGACCTCTAGCAAAGGCTTTAGCTGCTGGTGCTGGCCCTTGAT